ATTACTTCTACATAACGCAAACACTGTTTAATCTTTTTATGTTTATCCCGAATCTCATCAAGAAGATATGCAATCTTCGCCATTTTATGTGCTTGTGGATTCTTCCCATTATGATCAATTTTATATTTTTCAAGAGAATGAAGAACATCACTCTCCGCACTGTCATATTTTGACAATGCTATTTCTAACTGTTCTTTGTACTGTATCAATTCCGTATTTCCAAATGCAGCCAATCCGATAACCTGACTTGCTTCTTTTATAACCTGATTAAGAATCGATTCATCAAGTTCAACGTCATTTTTACCAATATAAACATTTGCATTGCTTTTAGCTTTAAGATTTGCGTCTTGCTCCTCTCCATCTCCAGCATCAACTAAGCTCATGTCTCGGAACTGATTAAAGCGTTTACCTTTTCTATTTACAAGACTTCTCGCCTGCTTATAACTCAGTCGTGTAGCTTTAACTGGTGAAGTTGTCAACAACCAGTCATTTTCATTAAATGGATTCTTCATGGCATAATTTTTTCCATCTGATAACAAATACATATTTCATCATCCTTTCTTTGTTTTTATTTGTTTATTATCAATGGATCATCTAGGACTTGAACCCAGGACTTCCCGGTTATGAGCCGGACGTTCTAACCAACTGAACTAATGATCCTGAAAAAGTGTATATTAAATACACTGTGTAAAAATTTACACAATCTTTCTTCATAAACCTATATTCAATTTTCAATTTCAAAAAAATTGGAATCTTATTGCAGAATCGCTACGATTAAACTTGACAAATATTGATAATGTGTCTTATTATGTTTATGTAGCATTTATTAGATATAATATTTGCTGTCAACTTTTATTATATCTTTTTTAACTGTTACTGCTTAATTCATTATGTAAGAAATCTAGTTTTTACGGTACTACCAATACCTAGAAGCTAGATTTCTTTTTTCTGTTCTTCTTTACTATATACCAAACAAGCGTTTGTGTCAAGATATTTTCAGAACATCCGTTCGTTTTTTAATATACAAGTAAAGCTTCTAATTTTTACCACTTTTAATAATATTTTAATAATTTTTATATTTTGTTTCAAGCGGTAAATATTGGAAATTTTATTCCAATAATGGATATGGAAACATAATGTTTCTCATAAATTCTCCATCCTTTTCTACAGATAGGCAACCAATAACACCAAAAAAATCATTATCTTGATATCCAATTTCTTTAGCCAATTCGATTAATTCCTTACCTATCTTTTTCTTTTTTCTAATTGTTGGTGCGTGAACCATATTTGACGGATTATATATTGCGATTGTTACTGTATTACCAGGTGCAGCATCAATCATTCTTTTCGCTTCTTCTTTGCTAACGGTAATATATCCGTTCATACTAACACTTCCTCCCAGTTTATATTTTCTCCGAAAAACATCGTATTCCAACAAATTTTATTTACAATATTTCTCTGCTCTTTGTCTACAACTGTTCCCAGCTTCCTTTTGACTTCACATTTCTTATCTAGTGTGTAAGGTTGTTCACCGAGAACCATTGAATACAAAGACAACCCTGTATCACTATTTGCACTAATACATCCATGAACAGGAAGATTAGTTTTCTTAATAATATGAGTCAAAGGCATGGCTATAACAGTCGGAGCCGTAATAGTTCCTTTTTCATTACCCACAATTATATATGGACGTTTTTTTCTCTGAACAGATCCAGATGGTAAAGCAATCTGAATTTCTGCTTCAATAATATCATATCTGTGATATTCATTTTTTACGTTTCCCATATATGTATCCTCCTCTCTTGTGGTATGTATTTTGCCTTTGATATTTTCATTATATGTTATGTTTTATATATTGTCAAGCATATATATTATTATTTTCACATATTTTTAGTAATATACATCATTCGTTTTATATATTGCTAAAAATGCTCATTGTTGTTATAATCAAGATGAACTTTTAACAATAAATCAACTTGAATTATAGAGGTATAAACCATGAAAATAATTTTAAAAGATACTCTTGATATACTTGGTAAAAGTCAATACTGGCTTTCTAAAGAAACTGGTATAACATTTCCAACCATTAATAATTTATGTAAAAATAAAACAACCAAAATTGATTTCACAACGCTTGAAAAAATATGTAAAGCTTTAAATTGTGAAATCACAGATGTGATCACATTAGATGATAGCAACCAAAAATAAGGTTGCTATCATAATCTTGTCTTTAATCTTCGTCATATGACATACACATTCGTTCCTGGTTAGCAGCGATTCTTTCGCCCATAATACCAATATACCTTAATGTAATTCGCATATCCGAATGAGCAAATATTCCCATCAAATCAATCAAGGCTTCTTCCTTATTCTGATGAGACATATAATATCTATGTCCATATGTTTTTCTTAATCCATGGGTTCCAATTTTCCTATTTATACCAGCTTCCATCCTATATTTTTCTACGATTTTATACCATGCTTTCTCATCAATATGATTACCTTTATTAGATTCGAATATATAATCATCTAAATCAGGATCACATCCACAAAATTTCAACCAATTTAGATATTCGCTAATCGTATCTCGAAAATTCTGATTAAATCTTAACTTCACGTATTTTCTACTGGTGATATTTCCATTTTTATCTCTTCTTTCTGTTTTCTCCGGAACAAACTCACTCTCCTGTTTTACATCCCAATCATAGTCGAAAACATCTGACCATTTTAATTTACAAAAATCACCACCACGCAATCCAATATTTATAGCACATACAAACATAGTGAGATTACGTCTTGCATTCTTCTCTTTTTTCAATGTAGTTGCATTTGCGATATAACCACGAAAAACATTGTATACTGCCCGAATCTCTTCATCATTTTGCAAAAAAGACATCTCAGTTGAGCATCTACGTTCTCTGCTTTTTGTTGGAAAATTTATAATATTTCCACTAACACAACTATTCACTTGATATGGTATTATATCCATTACTCCTGACATAATCTCACTCTCCATTCTCTCCATTCGTACATACTAAAACTGATCAATCAATACCTGCAACAAGTCAATACCTAACCCATTACAATAATCTATAAAGCTTTCCAATGATGGATTACCCTTTCCTGTTTCGATTTTAGATACCATTTGCTGACTCAATCCTGTCATGCGATTGATATTTTCTTGTGTCAATCCTTTTGCTTTTCTCAACTCTTTTAACGTTGATGTAATTTTATTCATTTGTTTTCTAGTGTTTACATGTTTTAAGCACTTGTTCGATGACACTTTCTTTTTTAATTCATCGAAATTGCTTACTTCATCGTCTAATCTCAGTGGAATGAACATATCAATATTGCTTAAGATCTGAAAAAGATTCCATGGTGAATGATTATATTCATTATCGACTCCTTCAAATCTCTCCGCTAAAGCTGATACTTCTACATATCCTTCTTCTTGCTTCATTCTATCTAAAAGTTCTTTTAGTTCTTCTTCATACTCATCTTTATTCATCGTTATCAATGTCCTTTTTGAAATATTCTTATTTATATGTTTCCACAAATATACAAAATTATAATAATATTCTACTTTCTTGTTACTGGAAAGTATAAGACAGCTTCCATCACTCTACAGCGTGGAATAATTGTTATGTATTTTGCTATTTAACTCACCTTAATCTTAGGTGTCGTTTGTTGGAACATATCCGTAGGAGACTGCTTATAAGCCTCGCACATAGCACAAAACGTTTTAAGAACTTTTGACCATTCTTCTTCTTTGATCCACTGAATATATGGCGTGCTTCCTCTTTGTTTCAAGCAAATTCCGTATTTGTACTGTAAGTTTTTATACAGTTCATTCCAAAGATTTCCAAATGGTATACCTGTAGCCGCAGAAAGTTGTCTCACTCCAGCGTTTAAGTTACTACGATCTCCCCAATTAAGAACCTCTCCTGCTAATGCTTTATTGTCATTTTCTAACTTTTTAATATGTCTATTCTGAAAAGCATTATATTCCGTTGTAGCTTTCAACATCGCATTGATATCTCCGCTTGCATAAGCCATTCCGACATTCAACATTAATCGTTGCTCTTCCTGGATATCCTGAACTTTTACTTCCGGAGATGCCTTTTCTTCTATATTAAGAAGTTGTGATCTTACTTCTTTTGCGACTGTTGATTGCTGCAATAGCATACCAATTCTTAAAACGGCTCTCCGACTAAATGCTTTTAAACCTCTGTTATTAATTGTAATGGTTTGTCCATCCTCAAACGAATATGTGACGGAAGTTTTCTTACTATCTACGGAAGTGGCATTTATGCCATTTCCGTTATAATACTCTCTTGGAAGCATTTTAGTTCCATCTCCATTAATTTCCTCTCGGTTTAATCCATATAATCTTTTAATATGATCAATCGAAACCTCATAATAGTCTGCTATTTGTTCTGTAGACATCAGTTCAGTTCCCGGCAACAACACCAACTTTTTAACTTTTTCCAATACTTCATATCTTCCAACACACTCATCTCTAAGCTGTCTGTCATTCAGTAATGGATTATCCATCTTATTTTGCTGTTCTTTTGTGATTCTCATACCACACAATCCTTTCTTTGAAAATTTGTTGATATTTTTACAACATAATATTCTCTGTGTTGATTTTATAATTACAAAAAATTTCCAATTTTGTTACAACCATGCGAAAATCGTTATTTGCTTTATTTAGTTGTCAAAGTACAATCATAATGGAATTTTAGTTGACTATTTCTGAAGATTTGATATAATAGAAATTGTCAACGATATTATAGCTTTGGCTAACCGTTGTGATAGAAATGGTTGTTTTGTTTACCAGACTCGGCAACCATTTCTTTTTTAATTACCTTTTGTATATTCCCGTTCTGTCAAAATCATCCTTACCATATTTGATACATTTGTACCTTTTCTTTTTGCTTCATCTTGTAAAGATTTTTCCAGTTCCGGAGATATATAAATTACAAGGCGTTGAGTATTTTGTTTCGGTTTTGCCATTGCTCTCCTCCTTACATTGATTATAATAGCACATTAACAGTGCATTGTAAAGCATTTTTTATTGTGCTTTAATAAGATTACAGTACAATACTTAATACCCAACTTAAATTGTATTACTCGTTAAAATTATTAGATATTATCCCTTGTTTTATATAATAATCTTTCATATGTTGAAACGTGTAAAAATATAAATCAACTCTTTTTTCAACAAACTTATCCATAAAATTCATATATAATAATCTGTAAAATGCTTCATCTTCATCGAATAAATCTATTCTAAAATGAATCCCGGATAACATATTAGTAATTTCATCAATATATGTTTCTATTAATTCCTTTCCAATTTCTTTTCTCTTTGAGCACTCTGATAATAATTCAGAAAATTCTTTATCTATAGATGAGTCAATATATATAATATTATGTATTTTATTTTGAACGTTTAATTTTTCTATATCTTTATCATTTGTCATATCTGTAAAATTATCATTATCTATAAAAAGATGATAAATTTCGTCCCATACGTCTTTTGGAAATTCGAACCACTCTCCAAATTTACGATATTTTTTATATTTTTCATGTAAATATTTTTCTATTTTTTCCGGTTTTATAAAAGAAGTATCTATTGCACCTTCTGTCAAAAGTGCATCTTCCATTCCAATGTAATTTTTACATATAGATCGGATATCTCCGTAACGTTTTACAAGGTCTGTTGTACATCCTATCTTTACAAAATTATTATACTTATTTCTAAAGAAATATACATAATTGTGTTTTCTTCCATGATTTTTAACATATTGACTAACGATATCTATGCAAAACTTTTCTGTTTCATTTTCATTATCGTATCTATTCTTTAATTCATAAACAATATTGGAGACAGTATTTCTCATTGTTTCATATTGTTTCATAATTTGTGTAATATTTTGCAATGCTAATATTTTTTCTTCTTCTGAAACATCATTTATATATTCCATTTATGTGTCCCTTTCTTATTATAAAAACTATAAATAACTTTCAATTTCTTATTTTATTTTTATCATAAACTATTCAAAAAATCAACTTAGTTGTACTTTTCAACAAAAATGACTGCCAATAAATATTATATTAGCAGCCATTAAGCACATTATATCGTATTCATTTAACAAAACCGCCAATCATACGATCAACGGTTTATTTTATTCATTATTGACTTTGCACCATTCCTTATATTCATCAGACCTTTGTATAAAACCAGCAAATTCCGGAACAGTAAAATCCAATTCCGAATGTCTTACTGAATATATTATACCTTTATTGATGAGTTGCCCTCTCGTTGGTGAAACACTCTTTACCTTTTTACCTAACTGTTTCGCAATATTCGAAATTGTACAAGGTAACTCCCCACATCTCACCATTGCAAATATAAATTTTTTGTCACTATCTGAACACCTTTCATATCTTACTTTGAAGAAACCTTTGTCCAATATATTGAAAAATTTACTTATTGCATTTTCCACATCTACTTTATCAATTATATCCGTTTCCGCATCAGCATACACTATCTGGCATAACTGCTGAATGAAAAACGGATATCCTTTTGTAACATCAACGATAAGATTTAATGCATCTTCTGTATACTCTACATCAAATTTTCTTGATGGTTCTTGAATAGCTTCGTAAGATTGTTCTTTTCCTAACGAATCAATTTCTTTATACAAAAACAATCTTTCTGAGTATGATTTTTCATCCGATAGCATTTTATAAATCTTAGGTAATCCGGCACCTACAATCATAATAGGATACCCTAATTGATTTGTCCTGTGAAGTGCTGCAATAACCGCTCCAAGCTCAGATGATTTCATATATTGAATTTCATCAACAAAGAAACATATCGGAAGTTCTGCATTATATGCAGCTTCTCCAAGAGTAACAAATACATCTGTTAAGCTTTGAGTTAGATTAGTACTTTTATACAATTCCATCTCTTGTACAGATAGTGAAAATGTATTATCATTTGGATCAAATGACACAACTAACGATTTGATCGCATCTAAAGGCTTTTGAATCAAATGTTTACATTTCTCTTTCATACTAATTTTCCGTAAGAAAGATTGTGAACAACTGGCAATCTGAGAAATAAAATCATTCCTTTCTTCTACTTCCAAATGCTTACAAAATATTCCTTTTTCTTCAGCAATCTTTTGAAGTTTATTGATTAGCACTGTCTTTCCGACACCTCTCAATCCACTAAATATAACTGATTGTACTGGAATATTCATTTTTAATGCTGTAAAAATCTGTTCCATTTCTTTAATATCATCGTCCCTACCAGCTAAATATGTCGGCATTAGTCCTGCTCCAGGTCTATATGGATTTATTTTAATCAAAAATATCACCTCCGTTCATATCATATTATTACATTATATATCGAGCGTGTCAATATTATTACGTTTATTTCCGTTATTCACCGTAAAATTACGTTCTTTTCTGTCGCTCACCGTCGCATACCGTTGTAAAAACCGCTAGACTTTGCTTTGTATTCATTTTCCATATAGTTTACCTACCTATTCCTTTTTCATGAAGTTCAAATACACTTTCCATTTATATTACCTCTTCTAATCTACCAAGTAAATCATTCTTTACTTCGATTATTGCTTTCAATCTTGATTCCGTTGCAGTAACCTTGTAAGCTTCTACATTATAAGTCATTTGCTTTTCTAAGTCAGATTCAAGTCTGTCAATTTCCAGATCAAGCTCACTAATATATTCTTTTATCTTTTCTCTCATATCTGGCTTATCACCAAATCTTTTCGTTTCCGTATAATAAGTAAGATTACCACAATACTGCAAAGCTGCAATTGCCTTTTCAATTGCTCTTTGTTCAGTAGGTGTTATGTTTTTGTTTGCAATATCCTTTATTATTGCTATTGTCTGCTCATTCTTCAAAATATCACCTCCAAAGGAAAGTTAAATTTTATCCTACTAATGGCAAAATTCCAAATCCACCATCAATAATATCAACGGCATTTTCCAGTGATTCCGCTTCATAATTATCCCAGTTGCTTAACCCATCCCAATCATCCAGAATAATAACAGCTCTACAAATATCTTTCGCTTTGAACCTGTCGAAATAATCATGACAGGTATTTTTATTTAAAGTCGTTGGCAATCTTTTCTCATACAATTCAAATAACTTGTCTGCAACAGCATAAATATCAAATTTATTTCTTTCTACAAGACAAATTCCTTCTTCATGATTGTAATCTTCATTCAAATCCTTGCTGATTCTTGAAATCCAGAAATCGTTTGCGTCCATACAAACATATACACCAACAAATTTATCTTTTTCTTCTGTTGGATATGTGTCGATTTCTTCTTTTTTCTGCATATCGTCAACAAGTTTTGTTACATTATAATATTTTGCAAATTCCATAATATCATCCTCTCTAACAATTAAATTTTATCTTTTATCTTTATAGGATATTCTTTCTGTAATTGTTGATTATGTTCCATAATCTCACATCTTCTTCGGTATTCATCGAGAAAAGATTTTTCTTTTTCGTTTTCCGAATATACAAAATTAATTCTATCCATACAATCCTTTCTTGAAACTTACATTTCATTGCATTTTCTGATTTTCACGACTTATTCTTCATAATCAATAATTCCTGTTTGATTTCCTTGTGTCAGTACTATTTGTTTTTCTTCTCCATATTCAAAATCTTCTACAATCAACGCTTCTACATTTTTTATGTCTGTTGCAAAATTAGCACCTCTGACTTGATAGATTCCAATACATATCGGCAAGTCATCATCATATTCAGAAAGTATCTTTTTAATTCTCCTACATTCATTTTTATCCTCCATTAAAATTTACAAGTCTTTCTTTTTGTCTTATATTTTTCGTATTTGTTTTCTCCGTTGCAACCTTTGTATAATTTCCGTAATGCAGAACCAAGTCCATTTTCCATATCTTCATCGACTTCTTCGTACATTTCACTTGCTTCTCCTAAAATATAAACAGCTTCAAAAACATAATTTCTGATTTGTTACAATTCTTGATCTGTAAAATAAATACTTCTTCCCATTATATTTGTTTCCTTTTTTATTCAAATATTTTTAAATTTAAATTGTCTTAAAAATGACCTTCTATGTGAAAGTTTTCATTTTCTATAAAAATTTGTGTGTTGCTTTAACCCATGTGAGCAGTTGCTCTATACTATCAAAATTGAATTGATTGCGATTGAAAAATCTTGACACAATGGCTATCCATTATCACTGTAGCCTTTGTTTTGTACAATATTACTTAATCCATATTGTGTATCATTTAAAACTATAAAATATTTCCAAATTCTTTCCATTAGTTTATACCCAGCCAATCGAATTCTTCAACTACATATATAACTTTCTCTTTTTTCATTGCAGTGATCACTTTAGAAACTTCTTTCTTTTTTATGTCTAACTTTTCAGCTACATAATTTATTACTTCGTTCCTGTCAACTTGATCTCCCTTTAAAAGACTGTAAATACAGTCTCTAATATCAGAGGTAGATACTAAAGAGTCATAATCTACCTCTGACAGCGAATATATTTTTCTAATCTTTAATTTATCTAACTCTTTTATTTCTTCTGCAGTGTCTACTATCTTATCACCGCTATTTGTTCTTACTAAATACATGGTGCACATCTTCTTTCTATACTGAACTCAAATTTATTCTTTATTATATATTTTTGTTCATCCTTTATTTTTTCGTATAATAATCTTCTTCTTTATTTTTATTAATCTCTTGTCGTCTTTCTAATTCTTTTTGATAATTTCGATCAATTTCTTCTTTTCTTCTTTGTTCCTCTATAAGCAAACTATTTTTCAAATAAGCTCTTAATTCCTCGAAAAACTTTCTCCCAACATAAACGATGACAATAATTACGCAAATTACAGTTGTAAAATCTTTCATTTTCTTTCCATCCTTTCTTTTATTAAGCACTTTTTTCAGTGTCTACTTTATTTCTTTTCTTTGATTGAAATTCTCTTGTTTTTCTTTCCAGTTTTCTCATTCTTTTGTTATTTCCCCATTTGTTCAAATGGTTTCGCCCATAAATAAACTTTGCTTCCTTTTCTGTCATTGTACAAGCTGCTTTCCCTTCAATTATAACAGTTACATATGTAGTTCCGCAACACTCAAATCTTCCAATTTCCTTTGTTTTAAATTCCTTCATATCTTTTACCTCCTGATATTACACAATTTGAATTGAATCCTTCACGTATGTACAAATCTGTATTTGTTTTTACATCTGTTATCACTATATATGTAGGCTGCACAAACTTAACAATACACTTTATTAGTTCATTTCCAGCATCAAAACTTGTATCTCGATAAAATACTGTTTGACCTACTTTATAATTCTCCATTATGTTCATTTATTTTCCTTCCTGGTTTATAATTTTCTTTTTGTAAATGAAAGGAGTCAACACTTCATTGCAATGTTAACTCCTTTTCAAAATTTTATTTCACTACTCGTCATAAAACACCATCGGACATTCAAAGTCAATATCAAAATGATGAGTTCTAATCCATTCATGTGCATATTCGCTTGTTTTAAATCCTCTTACTACTTTTATTTCTCCATCAATATCCATCCATTCTACTCTGTACATGACTATCTCCCTAAAACACTCTTTAATATTTTTAACTTCGATTCCATTATTTCCATATCAATTTTATGAGCACAATCTTTGCAAAGATCTATCCCAAACGTTGATAGATTAGGCGAACAAATGCTTTTAACTTTTCCACTTTGTAAATACTCTCTTTCTATTCCAAATGCATCC